ATTTGCTTTTGTTTATTTCTGCCTGCACTTTCCATAGTCGTTTGATTGTCTGGCTTAACTTCTATAACTTCTGCACGTTGTTTGCCATTCTTATCCATGTAACTAATAAAGAAGTCTGGTACATACACTGTTGCTTTTCCTGTGAAAGGATTTACATAAGGTATCTTTACTGCTTCACTTGCCCACTTGGCAACGTTAGGATTTTCATCGCAGAATTTCATAAATGCGAATTCCCAACTTGATCTATATAATGGTGTTTTGCGACCGATATACTTGTCTGGAAACTTTAAGTTGTAACGTCCTTGGGCGTACTTGGCCATGTTACACTCCTATGTTTCGTGCTTCAGTCCTGTTTTGTATGTCAACTACTCTGTAACCTAATGTACTAATTTTTTCTCTGTTATAGTTTAGTACTTCTGTTACAACACTACTCAACTGAACACTGTCTGTTTTCTTTAGAGTATCAAGTAATTCAAAAACATTTACGTCATCAAGTTTTGCTTGTTGTAACATTACTGTTCCTACAGCAATGGCAGAAGTTTTTTCAAATCCTCTGCTTGTAAAAAATCCTATTACAGCATCAACTTGGTTAGTAGGAAAATTAATAAAGTCAGTAAAATACTGATTGTAAAATCTCTTTACATCATTTGAACTATCATCTTTTACTACTTTAGGTAGGTTACTCATTTTATGTCCTTACAATGTTAGGCAAGTTAGCAAGTGTTTTGCTGTTTGCCGCTTCTTTATATGCCGAACTTGCACTGTCCCATGCGGCGTTAATCGCATTGACACTTGCATCACCCCCTGCGGCTAAATGATCTTTTTTGTGTGTTGTTGATTTAGATAAGTCTGCTAACTTGTCTGGATTGTCTACAAGTTCTTTTGTAACGTCTGCAAGACTTGTACTCTGTACTGCTTTTTGTATTGCCGCCACAGCACTTACACCAGCAACTGCTGTTGCAACATCTTTAAGTGATCCACTACCACTACCTTTAGGAAAAAATGTATTTGCAACTCCGCCAACATTTATTCCGCCCACGTCTCCAATAGCACCTTTAATAATTCCAAAGCCTTCTTGTCTAATTCCTTCTTTAGATAAATCCTTAACATTTCTTGCAGTGTTGGCCGCTTTTAAAACTGTACCTAACAATGCACCTGGTGACTTAAATGCATCACCTGATGTAATATCTCCAAACACATCTGCCGCACCTGATGCAACACCACCAACACCAAATAGACTTGATGTTCCGCCTCCACCTAATGAAAGTGGACTTGGTGTTTTATCATAATGTTCTGTTGCAAAACCTTTTGGTGCTGTACCTTCGGACACTGCACCTCTTGTGTACCATACTGTTTCAAACTGAACACTCATTGTACTTTGTGCAACACCGGCACCATCTGTTTGATCCATTGTGTCATGTTGCCAACTATTAATAATAGGATTGACAAGTGTAAATGCTGTATAACGTTTACGTGACATTTGATATACAACAATGCTATCAAAGAAAGGATCTATACTATCGTTATCAAAACCATATCTATATTTTGACTGCGGAGAGTTTGCATCAGCAAATGTATTTGCTCTGTTGTATGCAGAAGCAGTCGTGTTAGGACTTCCTGCTGTATCAGTTGATGCATAGTTTCCATCTTTGAAATAATATCTGTAGTATGCTTCCCACATTGCAGTTGTAAGACCATAGTTGTCATCATGGAAAGTAAAATTACAAGGACTATAGTCTATGCGTTTTTGTAAAATTCTTTTTCTATTGTATTGATGTTTTACTTCTGTAGTAACATCAAACTTAGGCAAGTCAACACTCTTAACTAACATATTAATAGTGTTACTGTGTTTCTCTGATAGTTGTGGAATAATTGAAGAAGCCTTTCTATTAATGTTGAATGCAACATGATAAAGAAACTTACTCTTAGGTGCATACTTAAATGCATCATCTACATATAATCTTGAAGCATGTTGATAGTCTGCAAGGTTACCTTTTGGACTTAATGCTCCAGATACTAAATTGTCAAGAAATGGGGTTAACTTATTTGCCATACTAATATTTATCTAAAAAATAAAGTGGGTATAGAATAAAAAAGGCGCACTCGGCGCCTTTTCTACGTTTATTTTAAAACTCTTAAACTTGATTATACTGCGCCACCGCCAGTAACAAGTGTGTTGATAGTTCTGCCTACAGCAGTACCAATACCTGTTCCTTGTGGTGTTTGTATCGCATTATCGTATCTAATACTTAATGCAACACTAACTACTTCTGATGTCGCGTATGCTAATTGATTGTAGTTTGCACTTTCTAAATAACAACCGTATAACTCAAATGTTTCAAGCACATTAACTGTGTTTGCACCGTTACCACCATCTAAAATTTCAATACGTGTAACGAATTTGTAGTCCGCGCCTGATGCCGCACCTGATTGTTCAAAGAAATCAAACTGTTTCTGCAACTGCTCGCCAACAAGTTTCTGAACGTTGTTACTTACATCTTCACGTAAGTTTAATGTAATTGGTTCCCAAGTATGTTTTCCTGCAAGGAATACTTTTGAGTTGTATACATCAAGTGTAATCTGTTCAAAAGTTACGTTAGGTCTTGTTACATCGACAACTTGTTTAGTTAACTCTGTAGTTGGTGTTGACACTCCAAAATTTTCCAGTGACACCCTGAAGCGGTACTGCAATTTTGGCATTAACAAACCTTGTGAACCTGCACTCGCGTTGCTGTCCAAAGGTACTGTTAGTCTTGAAAGTGATGAAATTGCCATTTATTTGCTCCTATTACTTTTATTTATCATATTATAGGCCCGCTATTTCTCCAGTGTTTTTAAGTCTTAATGGAATGTAAATAAACTCCACTGCTTTCACTGGTTCAATTGCAATGTCTACATAAAGTTCGTTTCTATCAATTCTTGATGGAGTGTTGTTACTTTCGTCACACACTACTAAGAAATCATATAACGCTCTTTGTCCTACAAGCTCAAGCATTAAACTATCTGCTTGTTGTTTGATCTCGTCTCTTGTGATCTTATCGTTAGGCTCAAAAATGTAAGGCTTAGCAAGTTTGTTTAACTGTCCACGTAAGTAAATTACTAAACGTGCAACGTTAATTCTATCTAAAGAACTTGCATTCTTCGCTCTTGTCTTTTGACCAAAGTTAACAAGACCTGCACCAGTTAAGAATGTTACTGGGTTAACCTTGTTACTGTACAATGTATCTCTTTGACCTTCGTTAAGAGCAACTGTTTTAAACTCGCCTTCGTTATCAATAAAGCCTGCACTTGAAGCGTTAGTAATTCCACCACGTCTTGTTCCTGCTGGAGCAAACCATGGGTAACTAACTTGATCACTTAATGCAATAGTTCTAAGTATACCATGTGATGCTGGAACAACTACGTTGTTACCTGCATTATCACTTGTGAATAAACTTGGATAAAACACACCTAAGTATTCGTCACTTGTTACTAATCCATTATCGTTATCTTCAACAGCACCGTTAACGTTTGTTGCCCAGTTGTTAATTCCTGTGGCATCACTTGCTAATCTCATTGGAGAGTCACCAACAACAAATGCTGTTAAGCCTCTGTCATTGTTCAATGTAACCATTTCACCAATCAGCTCTGGATAACCAGGTGTTGCTAATAAGTTAAAGATTCTTGATTCGTTATCTCTAATGTCTTGGTTGCTGTTCATCATTGCCTGTAATGCTTGTACAACAACTTTACGCTGTGCCTTACGACCGAATGTACCTGAACCATCTGCTTGGTTAGCACTTTCAGTTACCCATCTGTGTGGATAGTAAGACGCCATTGACTCGTCGCCAGTACGTGCATTATCTTCTGCAAGATCGATTGAATTACGTACAAATTTCTTAACGTTAAATCCAGAACGTCTTAAGTTCCATAGCAACATACCTTTTGGATATAGTGCTGGATCTGGAGCATCTGGGTCTAAGTAATTACTTGCCGCTAAATCTGCAATAGTACCTGCTGATCCACTGTTAACACCTGAAGTGTTATAACGTGCATCTGCAAACAACACACCATTCTCTGTAGTCTGGTCTGTGCTATCTCTTAATACCCATTTCAATGTAGTTCCATTGTATTGGTAAATTACTGGATAGTTTTCTAAGTCTGCTGTACTAACCCAAAGGTCGCCATTTACAAGTGCTGAACCATCTGATTGTGTAGTTGGTTCTGTTGCACTAACAATTGGACCATTTGGTGAACTGTTTGGATATCCTGAAGAACTGTCTTGGTAACCTACCCAAGTAGTTCCGTTGTGTAACATAATATCAACTTCATCAACAACTGAGTTGTACCATAATTGACCATCAAGTGCTAATGCACTTGGTGCATCATCGCCTGCTGTGTATGATAGTACTTGCCAGTTTGAAGCCATATACTGTTTAGGATTAGTTGAACTGTCTGTTCCTGGTACATAGTATAAGTTTGCTGTACCTGTGTTTGCATCAACATAAGGAGTAAATCCTGCTAATGTTAATCCACCATCTGTATCAACAATTCTAATTTCTCCACCATCGTTGTGTTCAATAACAATTCTGTTTGAAGCGTCTACACTTGCTACAATGTTAGTAAATCCAGCACTGTTAATTTTTCCTGCAATTTCTTCAGCGTCTGCCGCCGCGCCTGTTGCATTCGTACTAACTGTTACTGCCGCACTCATTGTTGCTGAGTTTGTAGTTGACTCACTCATTGTAAATGTGTAAGTACCGCTTGAAATTTGATCTGCTATAATTGCTGATGAAATCTTAGTAGATCCAGTAGCAACTCTTTTGAAGATTTTAAAGTCATACTCAACATCTGCTGATTCAGTAACGTTTGTTTGTGCATAGTAAGTATCAACTGAAAGGTTTACACCTCCGCCTGTTGAATCTAAGTTTTTCAATGCTGTTGCGTTATCTGCATATAATGGAACACTCTTGTTGTCCCATAGTTCAGTAGTTCCATTCCACTCTTTAACAGAAAGTTTAGCACCTAAGTTTGCGTCAGTAGTTTTAAACCAAATACTTCCGCTTGGTCTTGGTGTTGTGTCTGTTGTTTTGTATTCTGGAACACCAGTGTGAGGTGCTATTTCTAATTTAGGTGCATTGTAAGTTGCCGCTGTTAAACCTAATTCAGCCGCTAAACCTGTACCGTCTGCAATTACAAGAGCAACACCAGTTGAGAAAATGTTCAATCTGCTGTTTACTGCACTTGCTGTTACGCCTGCAATACCTGCACCATTAATATCACTAACAACATCTGCTAATGCTGTGCCTGATGCTGTAATTGTGTTACTATTAATAGTTAAAGTCTTACCACCTGTTACAGTTGGATTGCTTGTTGCCGCAACTGCTGTTGGCCAACTTGCCTGCCATGCGTCAGTTCCAACTTTAACCCAAGTACCACTTGTGTTTTTGTAGTACGTTTTGTTAATTGTAGTTGTTGCCACTGTTGCATAGTCACCAATTTTACCAACTGATGCTAAAGGAATACCAGTTGCTTGTCCGCCTACTAATTTAGTTGCGTCTGTAATTACTGTTGGTGTTTTTAATGTAAATGTTTGACCACCTGTTGCTGTAGCAGGATTGCCATTCCATTCAAAAATGCCCATTCTACTAATTTGCGTATCAAACCAGTAAGTTCCATCAGCCGGATCAGCCGCTGGTGCATTCGCAGTTGCTTGAAGTTCGTTCAAGTCAATGTCTGCTCTTACAACAAAAGCTCTGTTGGAAACTCCTAAGTATGAGTAAGCCGCTTGTAGTCCGTATTCATTAATCTCTGATCCATGAATTGGATTGTTGTTGTTATCTGTATAAAACAAAGGATCTCCGAAAGTTTCGGATAAATCTCTTTGTGATGTAAGCAAGAACGGAACTCCAGCGTTTGCTTTCGTTGTTCCCCTTGCTGTACCTGTGCCACTTGCGTTCGCTTTGTCTTGCGCCGTAGCAACAAAAATCATTGGGGTAGTGCCTGGTTCAGCAGGTGTATAGAAACTTTCATCTATAACGCTGACCTGTACTCCGGGTGATACTAAGTTTGCCATATTTGTTCTCCTGTTGAACTTATTATATGTATTTAGCAACGTAGACGTAAAAGTATGCTAAACACCGTGTCAAAAAGGGCATCAAAAGGGTAGGTAAATACTAACATGAGACCTTTATGCAAATGCGGTAAAAGACCTGTTGCTGTTAACTACAGAAAAGGCAACAAGACTTTTTATAGAACCAAGTGTGATGTATGTATTCGTAACAAGGGCAAAGAACTGGGTGAACCTAAGTGGTACCAAGCAGGTTATAGACAAAAAACACATTGTGAGAAGTGTAACTTTAAAGCCACGTTTAGAGAACAAATGAGAGTGTTTCACATAGACGGTGATCTAAACAACAATCGTCCAAGTAATATGAAAACTATCTGTGCTAACTGCCAGATTGCTATGCAGAGAGAAGGTTCCCGCTGGAAACAAGGTGATCTTGAACCTGATTTTTAAGATCTAACAACGTACCGTTATTATCAATAGTGTGTGTAAATTTTGTGTGTGCCCATGCCCATTCAGATGCATGTACATCTTTGGGTTCAACACCAACATCTTGATATATTCTAAACCAAATAGGATCTTGCCCACGTTTTACACGCCAAACTTGACCACCAACTTCATATA